TGGGCGCCCGGTTCTGCTATGCTTGGACTTGAAGGAGGACGATATGTCAGAGATTTATGCAATGCCGCCTGAGACTCGCGCGGGCTTGTCGTTTGATTATTCTGTGTGGTCTGCCGGTAGCGTTATCACGATGGTTAATGTGCCTTTCGATAATACGTATCGGGATATTGTTGACTGGAAGTCGTATGGCCATACACCTTACGCTTATGTTAAGTCTTTCAATAACCTGCATAAGGTTGAGATTAATCAGATGACTTATCTTGCGCAGGGTAAGCCGATTCGCATTCCTACACCTTTCACTAAGGCGAATCAGTATAACTATGTGATGGTTGAGAATCCGGGACGTCCGGTTAATAGCATTGGTTTTGAGGGTTACACGCCTAGCGTGTTTTTCTATTTTATTACCAGCATTGATTATATTGCACCGAACACTACTCAGTTGACGCTCCAACTTGATGTGTGGACAACATACTATCAGCGGATTAATTTCGGTCGCAGTTACCTTGAGCGAGGCCACATGGGCATCGCTGCAACTGATTCTTTCGATAATTATGGAAAGAACTGGTTGACGCAGCCCGAGGGCCTGGATATGGGGTCTGAGCACCAGATTATTCGGACCTACCGGCGATTGCTGGCAGATGTTAATAATTATGATTACGTTGTGATTGTTACTTCCACAACAAAACTTGACGCCAATAATGGGTACGGTGACGAGAACAATCCTCGCGTATCTATGGCCACTTCCTCGCGAACCGAAGGAATTCCTAACGGCACTGAAATTTATGCTTGCACCGCAGGCAATTTTAAATCCGGCATGGAAGGGCTTCGTTATTACCCGTGGGTTGCACAGGGCATTGGGTCAATTACTATTGTCCCTAAAGACGTTGTTGACTTAAATGCTGGCGACAAAGTTAAGGTTGGTGAGAAAACAGGACAAGGAACGTGGACATGGCTATCTGACAACAGCGTTTACATTAATCGCAATTATTCGTTGACTGACGCTAGTTTTAGGAATGAATTTCTTTCGTTACTTCCTAAGGAATATCAGGAACTTAAGAAATTCGTGACATCGCCGTACTGCATTGTTGAGTTGACAACATATTCTGGTAACCCCGTTGAATTTCGCCCTGAGTCCATCCGTACAGCCGGAATCAACATTAATCAGTATGCCCACGTTGTGCCACCTAATCCGTCTCTGTTTTTCACTATTCGGGACTACAATACAATCACCGAATCTGTGATTGTTGAGCGTCGCGCAGGAAAGGTGTCTAACGAGTATGGCGAGGGTTGGGATATGTGTACCGGATACACCTCACTTCCGACGTTCTCGGCCGTCAACAATTCTTCACTGAATGCGCTTGCTTCGTCGGCGCACACTGCGGCGGCTCAGGTGAATAACGCGAAGTGGCAGCAACAGCGGGCGCAGCGTGCAGCGACGGCGGCGCGGGATGTTGCTAATGCTGGTATTGCTGCGACTCAGGCCGGTGCCGAGAACAGTATGTGGGGTAATTCTGCCATGGCGGATTCCCAGTCGCGCTATAACAATATGAGGGCGACTGTTCAGGCAACTCAGGGTGCAATGACGGCACTTGGCGGTGTTATGGGGCTGAATGGTTCGGCGGCCGGCGCTGGTATTGGTCAGGCGGCTACGGCTGGCGTTTCTGCGATGATTAATAACTCTCAGGCACAGTCGACGGCGAATATTCAGAATCAGTTGGCTAGTGGTGCTTCACAGATTTCTCAGCAGCAGCAGAGGACTGTGCGCGATACTAACTACGAATTGGCACAGTTCGCGGCTAATGGCGACTATGAGGCGGCTATTGCGTCGATTAATGGTCAACGTCAGGACATGCAGGTTATTCCTCCGTCCGTGGTTGGCCAGACTTCCGGCTACGTGTCTGCAATGGTCTCCAACGGCCTTGTGATTGATGCTAGAATTAGAAGTGTTTCACCGGCGGCTATGCGCAGTATTGGTGATTTCTGGCTTAGGTATGGGTACTTGATGAATACCTGGATTAAGTTCCCGAAGACACTTAGTCTTATGACAGAGTTTACATATTGGAAGATGGCTGAGTGCTACTTGGTTGACACAACTATTCCCGAAGGATTCAAGGCCAGCGTGCGAGGAATCTTCGAAAAGGGCGTGACTGTGTGGCGTTCTCCTCAGCGCATCGGCAACACGAATGTTCGCAACAATCGAATTGATAAGACGGTTAGGGTGACCCTTAGTGAGTAAAAAGGATTATGTGCTTAACGGCATCTACAAGAAAATCATGGCATCTCCCCCGTCCTCATCTGAAGCGCGGCAGACACAACTTGAACACATGTATCGGCGCCAGTTAATGGGTAAGTGCCTTTCCCGGTTTACCTGGGAGGGACTCCCTAACGGGATTGACCCCCGTTTTATTGAAGCAACCATTTTCAATAACGGCTACTCGGTATTCTATTTCGACAGTTTCTTCGAGTTGTTCATGGCAATGCCAGCAACAATCTCGGGACCGCTGGACATTCAGGACAACCCCACGGGCTATCGGGTAACGCGGAACGGCGTGTATTCGCGTGAAGTGAGCGCGTCAGAGTCGGTGTGTATCTGGGGCAATCAGGTTAGGGAGCCCGAAATTGACGTAGTGCTTTCCTATGCTGCGCGGCTCGCTCAGATTGACAGGACAATCGAGATTGACCTACTGAATGAACGTAACCCGATGATTGTCGCGTGCTCGCAGGACCAGCGCCTTACCATCCAGAATCTCATCTCTAAGATTTACGATGGTGAGCCCGTTGTGTGGGGCACTGAGAATATGAGTATGGACAATCTCGCCAACACTATTGGCGTGTTTCCCCTTAACCAGAATGCTGGTGCTGGTGCGGTTTCCTCGATCAAGCACATGGAGTCTAAGTCCAAGATTTGGGGCGAAGCACTCACAATGCTCGGTATTATGAATGTGAATTCTGAAAAGCGTGAGCGCATGGTGGTTGAGGAGGCGGCCGCTAACTCTGGCCAGGTTCTCGCATCTCGTGAGTCATTTATGAAGCCGCGTGAGTTGGCTTGTGAGCAGATTAATGAGATGTTTGGGCTTAACGTGTCATGCTATTGGGCTGTAGACGACAATGCTACACCGAACCTTAATGATTATCTTGCTAGTTCTAATTTGACAACCTATGGGGGTGACGATGGCGGTAACAACGATAATGCTTCGTGACGTTGTGCGGATTACTGATGACCATATTGGCCTTGATGATTATCCGATCTTCGACGAAGCATACAGGAAAACACTGAATGATCGGATTAAGAAGACCTATTGGCTTCAGGAGATCGCGCACGAGACAATCGACATCTTTATCTGGCGGCTAAGCCTTAAGATGGAACTGATTATGCCTCGGTATAATCGAATGTATCTCGCCGAACTGCAAAACACGGACCCGCTTGAAGGTAACCGCCACCACAGCAAAACAGGTCAGGACGGGACGTCCCAGAACTCCGGGATCAACCACCAGACTGGAAGCGGCAGTGGCACCAACAAGTCTAAGGGGCGCACGGTAGGCTCAGACACGCCTCAGACACGTCTCGCGGGCGACGGGGACTATGCTACGTCTATCAGCGATGCAAGTACTTCGGGTGACACCACGTCACGCAACGAGTCTGATAGCACGTCGTCTTCTACCAGTAACTACAACAACAATCAGCGGTCAGAGTCGTGGGGCTACTCGGGCTCCAAGGCTCGCGCTATTGCTGATTATCGCGGAACACTACTTAACGTGGATGACCTAGTTATCGCAGAACTTAGTGAACTTTTCATGGGACTGTGGGACACGGATATGCCACACACCCCGGGGGGACTAGTTAATGGATTTACCTACGGCCTAGGATTTGGAGGATATTATGGCTACTGGTGACGACATTATTGGGTCAATTGACCAGGCGCTATGGCGCGTCCAGTCGCGATCGGTGAACAACATTACCCCGTTCACTTACCGCGACGGCTTGACGTATATTGACGTGCTTGAGCGAATTCGCTCCAGCGTTATTGATGTTATCAAGTTCACGAATTCCTTTGGCGAGGAGCAGGACAAGATTATCGCCAAACTGAATGAGACGGTCACCAACTTTATTACTGAAGTTGAGAAGACTCACTCAGGTTGGAATAAGGAACTTGACGCTAAGAAGACCGCGCTTGAAGCGACTATCGAGGACTTCAAGCGCCGGCTTATTGACGCCGAGTTCCGCAAGGTTGACGGTGACTACATCGAGGCACCGCTCAAGTCTCCTCAGGGCGCCCGAGTAACGCTCACCACTAAGGAATGGGCTGACAAGTTCAAGGCCGCCAACACTGAGTCCCTCAATGGGTTGCAGTCTAAACTGGACCAGCAGCGCCGCGATTTCGATAACAGGTTCCCTGCGTATTACACGAAGACTGAGGCTAACGATATCTTTCTTGAGGACCCTAAACTCACGGAGGGTGTTGTCATTGGTTCGTCGAATGCCACGATTGAAGCGAGTCGCTGGACTGAGAGTCTTTGTCGGGAACTGGGGCTGAATCCGAATGTGTATGCGATTGGTGGTGGTGGTTTTACTTCCACTCTGGACAACAATTTCTCAACACAGTTGGATAACGCGATCCGGGGGATGACTGAGGAAAAGCGTAGGAAGACGAAATACTTTTTCGTTATTGATCTGCTGAATGACATTCGCGCACAGAACGCTGTCCAGACCAACGCGAAAAACTTTTTCGCTAAGGCTCGACAGAACTTTCCTAACGCGGACATTCGAGTGCTCCCCGTCATCTTCAACGAAGCGTCGCTAAACAACTATGTGCAGATGGCCCGCTCGTGCGTCAGTCGCACCTTTGAGGTCATGGAAGCCGGGCTCCCCTATGGGGCCGTCGTCTGTGAGGGCTCGCGCACATGGGCTCACATGGGCTCCGAACAAGCCGCTGCATGGGACCAGGGCGCCGACAACGTGCATATGACCGCAGCCGGGTACACCCACATTAAGGACCTGTTTAAGGTGTGGCTTAACGGTGGCTCGAGTTGGTATAACCCTCCGTCGGCCCAGTTGCATCCTTTCTCAACTAGCGCCGTAATTCACGATAATAACTATCTGGTGTGTGAGCGCGACGGAGATTGGGTAAACATTCAGGGCACCTTTAAGATCGCCGGAAACAATGTCGGATATGACACCAAGTTAATGGGCCTGCCCGGGTGGGCCCGCCCCTATGATGGTGTTATGTCCCCCATTATTGGAAATGACAGAACATACAAATACATCTATGTTCCGAAAACTAACGGAATCTATGTTGGAGACATTCTCTCCGCAAACCAGACCTACCAGGTAAACATGACCTACAAGATCTGGTGAGTAGACAGGAATAGCCTGCCCCGATAGAATTGGGGCAGGCTATTTCTGTTGGAGGAACTATGGCATGGGACGCAACAGCCAAGAAAGTTGCGATTAAGGCTATCGGTCAAGTTGAGTCGTCCATGGACTATTCGGCGATCAACTACAACGACCCAATTACCGTCGGAATTGCGCAGTGGTACGGAACGCGCGCGGCGGCAATCCTGAACCGTATGCGTGGCGCTCACGCGGCCGAGTATGGTGGCGTGGACGCGGGGTTCAGGTCTCGGCTCGAGTCCGTGCCTGAGTCTGACTCCTCGTGGAACACCTACTATCTCTCGCGCGCCGTGGGGGATAGCCTTAAGCCGCTACTTAACGCTGGCAAGGACGTTCAGGGTGACCAGATTGTCAAGGACCTTGAGAACTATTTCAGTGTCGCTAAGCAGTATGGAATCAATCCCGAGACCGATACTGACGCGTTCATTCTCTGGTGTGTTGCCTACCACCAGGGTCCTCGCTATGCCCTTCAAGCGGCCAGTAATTATTCTGGTGGCGGTCTTGAGGAGATGTATTCCGACATTATGGCTAACGGAGTACTCGGCCGCTACTCCAACCGTTACACTCAGGCCAAGAACATTATCGCCGGAAAAGACACTAGCGGCGTTGGTGAGGGCGGTATTTCAGGAAACACTCCAGGCAATGGCGGGAGCGTTGGTAATAATACTCAGACGGTTAACGTGTCTGGCGGCAAACTAATCATTAGTGCCGACGACAGTGGTATTCTCACGCTCCGCTCAAAGTTCGGTAATTATCAGATGTACTCCCGAGGCCACAATCTATGGGAAGTAAATCTCAAAGACATTCAGCAAACAATCGTCGGTCAAAACCCCGCCGCCAATGCTGGTGGGGGAGGTGGGGGCGGCGGAACTCCCACGCCGGGGGGCTCAAGCAAGGGCGCAGCGGCGCTGGCCTGGGTAATGGCCCGATTGGGTAAATTTGCTTATTGCCAATGTCCTGGTAGGCAAGACCCTGACAATTCTGGTATCACGGATTGCAGTGGTTTAATGTATGCAGCCTATAAAGCAACTTCTAATACGTTTGTTGGAACTTGGACGGGCGATCAATATTTTCGTGGGGCCGAACCGTTCCCTCGCCGTGGCGGGGCTATGACGGCCGCTGAGCGAGCCCAGTTGCGACCGGGAGACATGATCGTTATGGCCTGGAAGTCCACAGGTAGTTACTATCCCGAGACGGATCACGTTGAAATGGTGGTAGACTCAAATACCCTTGTGGGGCACGGCGGAAATCCCCATTATGGCCCAGTAACTAAGTCTATTGATGTTCTCGCTAGCACTCGCTGGTGGACGGTAAGGCGTCACGAATGAAAAAGAAATTCTCCTACTATAGTTTCTCTAATGTGCTCTCATATGCGGGGGTGTTTAACATGGTTATGGGCGCCCGTGGTCTTGGTAAAACCTATGGCGCCAAGAAAATTGTTATCAAAAATGCGATCAACAAGGGTCAGCAATTCATCTACCTTCGGCGCTACAAGACTGAACTCAAGGGACGTAACAGTTTCTTTGCTGACATTCAACACGAATTTCCCGATGAGGAATTCCGCGTAGAAGGACAGTATGCACAGCGCAAGGTGGGAAAGAAATGGGAGACCATTGGCTATTTCATTCCGCTTTCCACTGCACAAGCGAATAAGTCAATTGCGTACCCAAATGTCTACACCATTATCTTTGATGAATTCATTATTGATAAAGGGTCGTTGAGGTATCTCCCCGATGAAGCCAAAGTCTTCATGGATTTCTATTCCACGGTAGACCGTTATCAAGACCGTGTGCGTTGCCTTATGCTTTCCAATGCGGTAAGCATTATGAACCCCTACTTCATTAGGTTTCACATTGAACCTAAGGAAGGAATTAGTCGTCACGCTGATGGCTTTATCGTCACCGATTTCGTCAACAGTGAGCAATTCCAGTCCGAAGTGGCACACACCCGCTTCGGCTCGTTCATCACGAACTATGCCGAAGACTATGCCGACTACTCCATCTCAAACAAATTCGCAGACAACTATGACGACTTCGTCATGAAAAAGACCGGCAAAGCCAAATACGCATTCTCCCTCCGATGCCCCGACGGCGAGGTCTCCATATGGATCGACGGCGGCACATGGTTCGCCCAGCGCCGCCAGCCCCGCGGGGATAGGGTAAGATGGGCCTATAAGGTCTCAGACCTGCGGGAGGGGGAGAGACTGCTCATGTATGGAGACAAGGTCCTCAGCATCATGCGCAGCACATACCGAAAGGGGCGCCTTTTCTCCGACTCACCCGAGACCAGAAACATGTTCGCTGAAATCTTTGTCCGATGATACACATTAACCCCACCACGATTGACGTTGCCCTAATTCTCGGCGTCATTTCACTAATCACAATCGCCGGACGTTTCATCTACCGTGCCACAATCTTTATGGATCACTTATCCACCATGTTAAATGCGTGGGACGGAAAAGATGGAATGCCTAGCGTGCTAGACCGGCTTGAGGATATAGAGGAAAAACTAAAAGACGTTCAATATCACGTCAAGCCAAATCACGGCGGTTCAAGCGTAGACGCGCAAAACCGTCAACTCAAAGAAATCATTTCCTATCTAAAGGAGAAAAACAATGGGTGAGCACGAGTCCCCCAAGCCCCCCTTCATTCCCGACGCATACCGCATGTGGATTTACACCGTGTGTGTTGGTGTTCTTGTCTGCCTCGGAGTCTGGGGAATTCTTGACGGAGACAAGATTAGCGCCCTGAATTTCCTTTTCGCCGCATTCTTCGGTGTAGCCGCAAGCAACACTCCCCGCGGAAAGGCGTCCTAATGGTCACCCGCGCAAGCATTATCTCCGCCGCCCAGGAGGAAATCGGCTACAGCCGCTGGGCCGACGAAGAAGCGGGCACCAAGTACGGACGCTGGTACGCCCAAGCAACCGGCTCCCCCAGTTTCGGTGCCAGCGGCGTCCCCTACTGCGACATGTTCGTGTCCTACATCCTCGCCAAGGCAGGCATTAACTGGGTAAGCGCCTACGTCCCCGGCCGCGAGAATCAGGCCCGTCAGCGCGGCGTCCTCATTAACAAATGGGACGTGCGCCCCGGCGACCTAGTCACCTTCGACTGGCAGGGAGACGGAGAGTCCGACCATATCGGAATCGCTACCAGCGCCCCATACGGAACCAAGATTGACACCATTGAAGGAAACACTTCATGGGGTTATTCCGGACCGCAGGGTAATGGTGGTGTCGTCACCAATAAGCAGCGCGATATGGATGACGTTGTATGGGGCATTCGTGTAGTCGACGATAATTCCGCTGTTTCCAGTGGCGGCGACATTCGAGACATTCAGCGAATTCTCGGCGCCGTACAAGACAACATTCTCGGAACTGACACCGAGAAGCGAATGTGCGCCGTCATCAAGGCCAGCAACTGGGGAGGACGAGAGTTCCCCTGGGGCATCGCATACACTCAGAGCGTTGTAGGAACCGATCCTGACGGCATATGGGGCGACGCCAGCGAAGCCGCCCACGATCGTGTCATCGAATCCCTGCAATCCGCCCTCGGCGTCACCGTCGACGGCATATGGGGCCCCGAAACCTGGGCTGCCTGGGAGCGCCTAGCCCGCACCGCAGAACGCCCATAATAAATAGTTAACCCCCGGAAGGAACCAACCACTTCCGGGGGTTAACTATATCCTCACTCAACCACTGTCAAATCTAATCCAATCGACTCAAGACAATTTAGATAAAACTCGCGGCACTTATCTCTACCGTTGTGCCCGAATCGCTTAATGGTATTCTGTCCCGTCACCTTATTCGCAAACACCACGCGATTATCGGGCCAGCCATAAAGGTCAAGTCGGAAATCAAGCGCGTCAATCAAAATTCGATCGCAGCGAACTGCAATATCGCAGCCTGGCAATTGGTCAGACAGATTAAGACTCTCAGCGAATTCCCTAAGATGATACATTAAATCACACCCATACTTTCTAGGCCCATTCCATAAAGGGCAAGATTTCTTTCTTCTAGCGATTCGTAATAGTTAATAACTCCGCTCTGTGTTTCGAAAGGATTCCACACTTCCATCGCGTAATCATTAATCAAGCGAAATGCTGTATATCCACAATATACGATATTACAGCCGCCAGGCGTATAGCACTCGCGCATACCCCAATGACGCAAAACGCGTTTTACATTATTCGTCGTCGGAGGTTTCAGCAACATTCTCGGCACAACAAACACTCCTAACCCATGCGGCAGAACGCTCTGGTGTGTCATTAAGGTCTGTGTCCTTAATAAACCAATTCCCGTATCCGTTGCGAGTAAGCGTAATTCCCTTAGTCATATTCCAGTCCTGTCTTTGTGTTTGCAATTACATTAATGTCTACGATTCGGTACTTATCGCCTTTCCAATAATGTAGGCGCTTAGTGTCAGGATAATAACGAACATTCCAACCCTTAATTAAGCGATCCGTTATAAAGTTACTCATCTTCCAGTTGGTGAGAGCAACAAAATCGTCTCCATCACCGTGATGTGATCTGCGTTTCATTTGTCAATTCATTCAAATAGTTCTTAATCCTACTCGCGATAAGGAAGTTGTGCAACGCCTTAAATTCATCCTCAGTAAGTTCAATATCCGCATATCCTTCACCTTTAAGCACGTATTTCACAGCCTATCTCCAATCCAATCCAACAAATCCCACTGAGAACCAAACACATACGTCTTACCCTCCGAACGAACCTCCCAACTCCGAGCCCCCAATCGACGCACACACACTTCCTCACCACCATAAGACAGAATGCCCCTACGTCCCGTCAGGCTAGTCACCCGAATGCTAACCCCAGCCTCCTCATAGAACCGCAAAGCGCCCTTACCAACCAGTTCCGCGCCGTAGTTATCCATCTCAGTTCCTTCCATTCCGTGCGGCCCATCGCCGCCCCGTTCATGTATTAATAATGCACCATAGTTCTCCGACA